GGACGAGGCGGGCACTATGTCAAGAAGATGATCAAGAAGCGGCTCGTGAACAAGCAGTATTTGATCGTCGGACGAGGCGCCGCCAAGTCGATCTATGACTCATGCATTCAATCGTTCTTTGAGAATGTGGACACCAGTACAACCCACCAGATCACGACGGCTCCGACCATGAAGCTGGCCGAAGAGGTTATGTCACCGATCCGCACCGCCATCACAAGAGCCCGCGGCCCCGTATTCCAATTTTTGACCCAAGGCTCGCTCCAGAACACGACTGGTTCACAGGTCAACCGCGTCAAGTTGGCTTCGACCAAGAAAGGCATTGAAAACTTTCTGACCGGCTCTCTCATTGAGATCCGCCCCATGTCGATCAACAAGCTGCAAGGTCTTCGATGCAAGATCGCAACCGTAGACGAGTGGCTCTCCGGCGACATTCGCGAGGATGTTATCGGCGCTATCGAGCAGGGCGCTTCCAAGGTGGACGACTATCTGATCGTTGCCACCAGTTCGGAGGGTACTGTTCGTAACGGTGCCGGTGATACCATCAAAATGGAGCTAATGAGCATTCTCAAGGGCGACTATCCAAACCCGCATGTTTCGATCTGGTGGTACAAGCTCGACTCCGTCGACGAGGTCGGCTATCCGGAGATGTGGATGAAGGCGAACCCCAACATCGGAAAGACAGTCAGCTACGAGACATATCAGCTTGATGTGGAGCGTGCAGAGAAAGCACCTGCCGCGAGGAATGATATTCTTGCCAAGCGTTTCGGACTGCCGATGGAGGGTTACACCTATTACTTCACTTACGAAGAGACGCTGCCGCATCGTAAACGCGATTACTGGCAGATGGCCTGTGCGCTTGGTGGAGACCTTTCTCAGGGCGACGACTTCTGTTCGTTCACCTTTTTGTTCCCGCTGCGCAACGGTTCTTTTGGCGTGAAGACCAGAAACTACATCACTTCCAGAACGTTGAATAAGCTGCCAGCTGCTATGCGTAACAAGTATGAGCAGTTCATGGACGAGGGCAGCCTTGTCGTTTTGGAGGGAACAGTTCTGGACCCGATGCAGGTCTATGAGGACTTGGACGAGTACATCGTTGCGTGCGGGTATGATGTCCGCTGCTTTGGCTATGACCCATACAACGCCAAGGAGTTTGTGGAACGCTGGGCGGCTGAAAACGGACCATTCGGTATCGAGAAAGTCATTCAGGGCGCGAAGACGGAGTCCGTTCCCTTGGGCGAGCTGAAGAAGCTGGCCGAAGATAGGATGCTGCTCTTCGACGAAGAGCTGATGACCTATGCTATGGGTAACTGTATCGCCATGGAAGATACCAACGGAAACCGGAAGCTGATGAAGAAGCGGTATGAGCAGAAGATCGATGCCGTGTCGGCTATGATGGATGCCTATATCGCTTACAAGAGGAATCCGGAAGCATTTGAATAAGAGAGGAGGTTAACCATGGACTATCTTGACAAACCAGACATTCAAACCTTTCTTGCCCACCACGGCATCAAAGGTCAGCGGTGGGGAGTCCGCCGCTTCCAGAACAAAGATGGATCTTTGACAAAAGCTGGCGTTGAACGCTACGCCGAAGAATCATCCAAGACGATCAAAGTCAATAATGACGGTTCGTCGACTATCCCAAAGGGATTTGTATTTAACCGAGTCGGCGGAGCCCAACTTGATCCGAATAAATCTGGTGGGTTGTATGTTAGTTATGGAAAAGCCGATGCATCTCGTTATGTTAAAAATCTCGGTCCGACTCCCATTGGGAAGCTGCTAAAGACGGCCGCATACAATGTTCAGCACATTTCAGTTACAGAGCCATTGAAAATGCCGTCAGATGAGCAGGTAGTAAAGGAGACTGCGGAGCTACTTATAAAAAACAAGAAGCTCCTTGATAGTCTCAACGCATCTATTTACAGGTTGGCTGTCACTAACGATTTCGACAAAAGCGTTAGTCTCGCAGATGTCGAAAAAGCGCTTCGAAATCCAAGCAGTAAAGAGAGTGTTAAGCTTGCTTATGGCATAAATACCTTCCTTGGCGATGGGAGCATGGCCGCTGAATCAAAAATTGTTTACAAGCATTTTAGGGACAAAGGTTATGACGCTATCCCGGATATTCACGATCGCCTGACTGGAACATCTGAAACGGCTATGATCGTAATAAATCCAGACAAACTTCAGGTCACATCAAGCACGGTCATCACAAAAGATGTGATGAAAGAAGCGAGGGAGTATGTCAAGTCTTTAGAAAAGCTTCCTATAAGTGAACTCATAAAGGATTAACCCAGCAGACGTTGAACGGTCTGCGGAATTTTTTTATGCCATGAAGGAGGTGATGAGTTCCGAATGGAAATGACAGTTGCCACGCGACTAAAGCACGCATGGAATACATTCATGAACCGAGATCCTTATGTTTCTCGGATGTCGATTGGGCCGAGTTACGGTTATCGCCCCGACCGTCCGCTCTTCAGCCGTGGAAATGAGCGTTCGATCATTACCTCGGTCTATAACCGTATTGCGCTGGATGTCTCATCTATGACCGTCCAGCATGTGCGACTGGATAACAGCGACCGATTCAAGGAGGTCATCGAGAGTGGGCTTAATAACTGTTTGACGGTAGAAGCCAATGTTGACCAGACCGGAAGGGCCTTTATGCAGGACATCGTTATGTCGATGCTGGATGAGGGCTGTATTGCTATCGTCCCTGTCGATACAAACTTTGATCCTGAGAAAACCGGCGGCATTGACATCGAGACGATGCGGACCGGCAAGATTCTTGAATGGTTCCCGCAGCATGTGAAAGTTCGCGTCTACAATGACCAGCGCGGTGAGAAAGAGGACATTCTTGTCCCCAAGAGCACCGTCGGCATTGTGGAGAATCCTTTCTATGCTGTCATGAATGAACCGAACTCTACGATGCAGCGGCTTATCCGAAAGCTGAACCTGCTGGACGCCATTGACGAGCAGAACAGTTCCGGAAAGCTAAACCTCATCATTCAGTTGCCGTAT